CTGCACCTTGAGCGGGCCGGAATGGACGATGTGATCGGTCATTGGTTCATCCAGGGAGGCAAGATGCTGTTCGGCCACATCTGCGGCCAGAATGCCGATGAAGTCGTGTCGTCAATCCTTAAAGTCGTGCGCGATCCAAGGCCGGATGCTGGCCCGAGACGAGAGGAACCTGCCAATGGCTGATCACGATCCCACTCTCTCGGCCCGTCAGGCGCTAGAGGCGGCGCTGACGGATGAAGTGCTGAACCGTGCGCTTGAGAAACGCGCCGATACCTATCTCGCCTCGTTGCGGTTGGAGGTGTCCACGGCACTGCTCCCGGCGTTCGTGGCGCTCAGGCAGGAGCGAGACGAGGCGCGGGCCATGCTGATCTGCGACGTGTGCAACGGCAAGGGGCGCGTCGATGAGACCACCGGCTGCGTCTGCGAAGGCGCGGGCACGATCACGGCCGCGTTGACGCACTCGCGCGAATGGCTGCTACGCCTCACGAAGCGCGATCAGGAACACTACGCGGATCTGGACATGGAGAAGGCCCGTGCCGATCAGGCCGAATCCCGCCTCGCCGCCCTGGAGGGGGAGATCGCCGCGCTGCGACGTGCGTGTTCAGCCGCGTTGGGCGAATTGTGGGCGACCTATGGGGAGAACGCCCGGACGTTGCCGTTGCTGATAAGGCTGGAGAATGCGCTCCCAGCGCCGCCGTCCCCGTCGAGGGAGCCGTGATGAGCGACGACACTGTGAAACTCATAGCCGTGGCCGTGCTTGTGGTGCCGACGTTGTTGTTCTATGCCGTTGGCTGGTGGTTGTGTAGTCGCGGCGCTTCGAGCACTCCGCGGGAACGGGGGAGAGGATGAGTGAGACAGCACCGAAAGGCGTTTACGTGTATCAGCCGGACCCGCCGCGGAAGGACGGCCGGATGTTCGGGCTCGGCGGCTTGCCGTTTGGCACCATGAGCAAGGGACTCACCCGCGAGGAGGCCGATGCGTTCGCGGACGCGCTGAACGACATCTGCTGGATGACGGAGCGGTGTGCGTCGTGCGGGCATCGGTTCGCGTTTGAATCGTCCGACTGTCCGCAATGCGATGAGAAGGCGGCCCCACCGTGGGAGATTCCTGAGACGTGGCCGGAACGCTGCGAGTGCGACCGCTGCGTAAATGCTCGGAAGAGGAGCCGATGATGACGCCCCCGACGACGGCGGAGCTGCGGGTTGAGCCGATGGACCCTCAGCCGCCACGCGGGATTCGGTATCTGCTCGGGCGTGAGTCGTGGCTGGCCGAGTCCGCGCAAACGCCGCTACGGCTGCATATCGAACAGTGGGGCAACCTCGGGCCGATGGAATTGGACCCGACGATCACAGCGAACGCAGCCGGCTTTCGCGTGCGGTCGTTAGATATTCCGGCGCCGGAGTGGGCGCGAGGCTTTGCCACACGAGACGGTGTGCTCGTGTGGACGAGTGGAGCTCGCCACGGTGGAGATTTGCCATGAGCCTGACGCGAGAAGAATTGGACGATGCGCTGGGGTTTCTCGACCGCGACTTCGCGGTAAAGATTCGCGTCGTCGATGCGGTGTTGGCCGCGCTCCGGTCCCAGCCCGCCCAGGAGCGGAGCGATCCGCTCGGTGCCGAACTCGCCCGGCAAGGACGCAGTGATCTACGTCCAGTAGCCGATGCGCTGCTGACGGCCATGCGCGCTGGACGGCCAGGATTGAATGCGCCGGTCGATGAGGATCGCACCCCGAGGTGTCTGGCGTGCTCACACTGGAAGCACCAGCCCAGCCGGTGCGTCGGCCAAGTTGGCCCTGATGAGCACGCCAACTATTACCGCTGCGGGTGTCGATACGGCGTCGAACCAAAGGCCACCACGGAGCCCTCCCCTGTCTCAGCCCCGCCCGCCCCGAGGGGAGAGACGCCCGATACGCCCGCGTCAATCCGCGAACTAGCCGCCATCGTCGGCATCGGCGCACTCGGACAGCAGAGCGACAGCAACCGGGCCACGTTGAAAGCCGCCCACGATGCGCTGCGGCGCTATGCGGATCTCCTAGAGTCTCCCTTGCGATTGGCCGACGAAGCCCGCGCCATCGTGTTCGGGGAGCCCGCGCCCGCCCCCGCGGAGACGCCCGCGGAGACGACGCCGCCCGCCGCCCCGCTTCAGCACACGTTGAAAGTCTGGCCGCAGTTCTTCGCCGCGCTGGACTCAGGCGCGAAAGGCTTTGAGGTCCGCAAGGACGATCGCAACTTCCAGGTAGGCGATATATTGCGGCTGCGCGAGTGGAGCGAGGCAAGCGGCTACAGCGGCCGAGAGACTACACGAACCGTGAGCTACGTGCTGCGCGATTGGGCTGGGCTGTCGCCAGATTACGTTGTGATGAGCCTCAATCCACCGCTTCCACCGCCGAGCCCGGTGTCCCCAGAGGCGGACATCATCGCGGCGCAGGAAGCCCGCTGGGATGCCCCGCCGAGCCCGGTGGAGCCGCCGAAGGATGAGCCCGACGTCGCGTTCGCCTTGGACCTCATGGACAAGATCGACGCGGGACTTGAACGGTTGGGCATAGCGCCACTGGACGCGCAGGCCGACGTGGAGCGCGAAGCCATCCGGGCGCATCTCTCGGCTAGAGTCGCGGAGTTGAAAGACAAGCTCGCCCAGACACCGAGCGATTGGGATCGGCTGACTGACCGGGCCGCGCTCGGCATGTTCCTGTCAGTGTTGGCGTCGGAACTCTCGCGGCTCACCTCCGTGCGAGAGGGAGAGGGACAGTGATCGAAATCGGCCCGAACCTGATGCACGCGCTGGGTATGATCGCCGGCGCGATGGCTTTTGCCGTGCTCATGTGGGCAATTACGCGATGACGCCAATTGCGGTGCGAGAGGGAGAGGAGCCCGCCCGATGAGTGAGCCCTTCGATCTCGCCAAGGTGAAAGCCAACGCGGCGCAGGCTGACGGTGCATTTATCGCTGACGTGGCTGGCTGTGAGTTGGGCGAACGCGAGGCGGATTACCTCGACACGGTGTTGCCCACTCGACTGCTCGCCCTGCACGCGGCGCTCGTCCGGTATCGGCAAGAACTAGTCACACGCTCCGGGCGGAAAGAGATCCATATGCCGCATTACGACACGCCAGAAATACAGATGCAGGTCGCAGTTGTACGAGCCTCAGAACAGGCGGCTGCTGAGGCCCTGGCCGCCTTCGATCAGGCGGTGACGCTGTGAGGGATCCATGCTGCCCGATTCCGAGACGCTCCCACTCCTGATCGCGGTGGGTATTGGCCTGCTCGGCGCCTGCGTCTGGCTGCTCTGGCCTGGCTGACCCGATGGGCTATCGGCACATCGCCTATATCGGCAAGTGCTAGAATACCGGCCAACGCCACCGTGCCAAACAACGCCGGATCAACGGGCGGGGTCACGGGCCGCGGCTTTCTCCCCGGGCGTAGCGGCAATCTGAAAGGGCGCCCGCCGAGTATCGCAGCCCACCTGCAGAAGAAATACGGACGTGACGGGCAGAAGCTCATCGCGGAACTTCACACGCTCGCCTTCAAGAGCAAGACCGACAAAGTCCGCGTCCAGGCATTGGGCATGCTGCTCGACCGCGGCTGGGGACGCGCGAAGGAAACGGTTAGCATCGAGACGCCCGGGACGTTGCGGCTTGAGCACTCGGGCACCGACGAGCTGATGGCGCGGCTGCAGAAGTTGACGGACGCCCTGAGTCGCCGTCGATGACGGTCGCCGAGTACGAGGCCATCGAACGCGAAGTCGACGCCATCGAAGCTGAACTCGCGCGCCGCTCCTTGCGGCAGTTCGTGGAGACGGCCTGGCCGTTCGTCGAGCCCGACGTCCCCTTCTGTAGCAACTGGCACATCGACGCCCTCTGTGCCCAACTCGAGCGGGTGAGCCGTGGCGAGATTGACCGGCTGTTAATCAACGTCCCCCCGGGCACGATGAAGTCGCTGATCGTCTCCGTGCTGTGGCCGGCGTGGGAGTGGGCGTCGAATCCCGCCCTCCGGTATCTGACCTTCAGCTATTCCGAGCAGTTGACGATTCGCGACAACCTCCGAGTCCGAGACATCCTGCAATCGTCCTGGTATCAACGGCACTTCCCTGGCACGGCCCTGCGGGCGGACCAGAACGCCAAGCTGCAATTCGACACGACGGCGTCAGGCTGGCGGCAAGCCTCATCGGTGGGTGGCCGCGGGACTGGCATGCACCCCGACCGGATCATCATCGACGACCCGCACTCCGCGATGCAGGCGCACTCGGAGGCCGAGCGTATGGCCGTGTCCATGTGGGTGGATGGCACGGTGAGCAGCCGCGGCATCGTCCGAGGCGTGGCCGTCGTCGTCATCATGCAGCGGTTGCATGAGCAAGACTTGTCGGGCTACCTGCTCGCCAAGGGCGGGTGGACGCACATCCGCTGGCCCATGCGGTACGAGCCGGACCGGCCGGACCCCTTGGACCCCAGGACCGAACGCGGGGAGCTGCTGTGGCCGGCGCTGTTCACCGAGGCCCGCGTGTCCCGCCTCGAGCGCGACATGGGGAGTTACGAAGCGGCTGGGCAGCTCCAGCAGCATCCGACGCCCCCCGAAGGCGGGCTCATCAAGCGGTCGTGGTGGAAGTGGTACCCGCCCGAAGATCCGCACCTGTTGGGCGCGTTGCGCGAGATCGTGATCTCCGTCGACACGGCCACGAAGGCGAAGGAAACGAACGACTATTCCGCGATTGGCGTCTGGGGCAAGAACGGCGGGCCTGACGTCTACGGGCTTCGCATGCTCAGGGGCCATTGGGAGTACCCCGAACTCATCCGGCAACTGCTCGCCGTGCATGCGGACGTCAAAGTCCGGTGGCCGATGGTGCTCCCAACCGTGGTCGTGGAAGATGCGAGCGCGGGCCCGGAAGTCGTGGCCGAGTTGAAACGCCGGATTCCCGGGGTCATTGGCGAGCATCCGAAGGGCGACAAGGTCTCCCGGGTGCATGCCGTGCTGCCTGCCATCGAGGCCGGGAACGTGTGGCTGCCCGGGCGAGCTCTATCTGACGGCCGCCTCGACCGCAACATGATGAACCTCCCCGGGTGGGTCGATCCCTTCGTGGAAGAGTGCGCCGCGTTCCCGATGGGCGCGCACGATGACCAGGTCGACCAGCTCTCGCAAGCCTTGCGCCGACTGTGCGCCCCCAGAACCGCTTTGGGCTTTGTCACCATGCCCGGACTGTAGAGACTCCCCATGCCGAATCCCGGATCGTCGAAGCACGTCCACCCGCTCTATGCCACCTGGTCGCCGACGTGGCGCATGGCCTATGACGTTTACGAAGGCGCCGGCGGCTTTCTCGACCCGGACCGGCCGTACCTTGTGCCACACCCGCGCGAGTGGCTCGACCATTCCGTCACCGACACGACCACGGGCGGGATGAAGCCGAATCCCAACCCGACGTCCCCGAGCCCGAAACTGAACATGCGCCGGAAGCTAGCGCGGTACGAAAACGTCGCCGGCATCCTGGTCGAGACGGTGGAAGGCCCGCTGTTCCGCACGCCCCCGACGCGGAGCTTCGCGTCCGAGACGCCGGATGCACGGCTCGACGCGTGGCTGGCGAACGTCGACGGGCTGGGCTCAAGCCTGGATCTATTCCTCCACGACTCGTGGAACGTGGCGGCCGCGTTCGGGCACGCGATCATGCTGGCCGACAAGTCCAAGGTGGAACCGGGGACCGCGGCCGATACCCAGGGCCCGATGCTCTCCCGCTACACGCCGCTCGACATGATCGACTGGCTGGAGGACGACAAGGGGCAGCTCATCGCGGTCAAGCTCATCGAAGGCGTCACGCGGACGGGCTTCGACGTCAGCGCGAAGGTCACCGACCATCAGGTGCGCGTGGTCGACGAAGAGAAGTGGACACTGTACGACAAGGGCGGGAAACAGATCGACCAGGCGGCCCACGGCTTCGGGCGGTTGCCGATTGTTATTCTCTACGGCCGGCGCCGCAAGCTGATCCCGCTCCTTGGCAAGCCCATCATGGGCGACCCCATGCTGTACATCGACCTCTACAACCTGCAGTCCGAAGTCCGGGAGCTGCTCCGGAATCAGACCTTCGCGATCCTGAACGTGCCCACCGGGAAGGATTCGACCGTCGAGCAGGAGACGGCGAAACTCGGGCGCCAGTCTGGGACGTCAAATGTCATGTTTTCGACCGAGCCGGCCAGCTTCATCGCGCCGCCGGAGACGAACGTCGCCGCGTACCACGAGCACATCGACCGCCTCGGCCGCATGATCTATCGGCTTGTGGCTGTCCCGTGGGAGTCAGACAGCCGTGACTCGGAAAGTGCGGATTCTCGCAAGTTGAAGCGGGCGGACCTTCACTCGGCCCTCGTGAGCTATACCGGCGAGATTCAACGGGCCGACGATACGCTGCTCGAGCTGGCCTACCGCGCGCTGTTCGGGGAGGACGGCTGGGAGAAAGCCCGCGACAAGGACGAGCCATCGACGTCGTACTCGCAGGACTTCGAGTTGCCCGACCTTGATGCCGTGGTGGAGCGGTGCTCGAAGGCGATCACGTTGGACCTGGGCGAGACGGCCACGAAGGAACTCAAGAAACAGACGGTGGCGCAGTTGTTGCCCCAGGTGAACGAGGACACGAAGACACAGATCCACGACGAGATCGACGCGATGAAGGTGCTGACGGCTGACGAGAAGCGGGCCGAGATGCTGGAGGCGAGTGCGGCGCGCATGGGGGCGAGGCCGCCCATGAAGCCCGGTGAGCCGAAGCCGCCGGCGACGGTGCAGTAGTGGGCGAGCTTCAGCGCCTGATCGCGCGCGCGAATCGCATGGCCGAGGCTGGGGAACTCGTCTCGGCACAGTTCGCCCGTGAACTCGCCCGCGTGTGGCGCGATGCCGAACGGCAACTGCGGCGGCTACTCGCTGAAGCCCGCCCTGACAGCCTGACGGCGGCGATCACGGCGACACGGGCTGTCGTGCTCCGCGATCAAGTCCGGCAAGCCTTGGCCTCAGCCGGCTACGATACGCTCGTCGCGGCCGCCACCCAAGCCAGCGCGGAAACGCTCATCCTGGCCCACCTGGGCGCCGCCGACGTCACGGAAATCGCGGCCCTGACCCAGGCCTCACAGGGCACGCTCGAAGCCCTCCGACGCGTTGCCGCCACGGATCTCTTTCAGCAGGGGGACGAAGTCGCGACGTCGCTGTGGCGCTCGCTGGTGCAGCAGGTGTTTACGACACGGCCCGCGCGAGAGATCGTGGACGACTTGGCGGACGCGCTCGACCATGAACTCGCCTCGGTGCAAACCCTGTTCGATACGCAGATGTCGATCTACAGCCGGCAGGTCGAAGCCGTGGCGACTCAGGATCTCGGGCCTGACCAGCCGTATCTCTACGTGGGGCCGGCGGACGACCGGACGCGCGACTTCTGCCTGGAGTATCTCGGGCAAGTGCTGCCAAGGGCTGAGATCGAAGACCTCGACAACGGCCAGCTTCCCAACTCGTTTCTGACCGGCGGTGGTTTCAACTGCCGGCATGCCTGGCTGGCGGTGGAATCCGAGGAATTACGGGCCCTGTCTGGCACGGACGAGCGGGCGCCTGAAGTGCGGCCGCTCGTCACACGGCAACGGGAACGACGCCGGAAGCCTGCCGCCTGACCCCTACGGGTAGCGTGAGTGTTCCACATGGAACGTCGGTATTGACATATCGGCTATACTGCGATTGCCCCCAGATGGTGACTATTGCCGTCTCGCGCAACTTTGGCCCGCTGACCGCGGTCGAACTCCTGACGCGCGAGGACTTCGCCGCGATTGGCCGTCTGGCCCGTGAACGGATCGTCCGCCGCACGCAACAGGGCCGCGACGAGCACGACCGTTCCTTCGTCCCGTACACCCCGGAATACGCCGCGCAGAAAGCCGCACTCGGGACGTCCGCGGGCGTCAATCTCCAACTGTCCGGCCAGATGTTGAACGCGATCACGGTGGAGCCCGATGCCAAGGGCGTCACGTTGAGCTTCTCGAGTTGACATGGCCCAGACCTTGATCCAGCGCAGTCGGGCCAAGCGGCCGTCCGAAAAGGCGGCCTATCACCAGGTGACCGGCGCCGGCCAGTCGCGCGTGTTGCGGCCGTTCTTCGGCGTGTCGCCATCGGATGAAGCCGTGCTCATGACCGAAGTCGAGCGCCGTCTGGATACGAACCTTCGACGCCAACAGGGAATCTAGCGCATGCCCACCGTGCAGGTAGAAGTCAGCGACGACGGCAACGTGGGCACGCTGCCCGAAGCGTTACAGAAGCTCTTTGACGCGAAGTTCAACGAAGCCTTCGGCAAGGGCAAGGCCAAGGCCGCCGAGGAAGCGAAGTCGCAGATGGGCGATCCCGTCGAGCGCGAGCGGCTGAAGCTGCTCGAAGCCGAAAACTCCCGGCTCAAGGAAGCCGAGGCCCGCGCCAAGGGTGACGCGGTCGAAGCCGAGAAGATTCGGAATCAGCGGGAAGCACAGGAACGGGCGGACTGGCAGGCGAAGCTCGACGCCGCCGCGAAAGACATCGACCGGCGCACCACGCGCCTTCGAGAATTGACGGGCAAGGAAATCCGCGCCGCCGCGATGGCGGCCGGGGCTCGACCGGAATCCCTCGACGAACTCGAGGTGCTGCTGGGCGGGCGGATTGGACTGGATGACGCGCTCCAGGCGTTCGTACGGAACGCGCAAGACGCGGGCAAGCCCCTACTCGACAAAGACGGCAAGTCGGTCTCCATCGAGGGTTTCGTCGGACAGTACTTGGCGGATCACCCCCACCACAAAGCGGCCCCAGGCGGGCGCGGCATGGGCGGGGGCGGCGGTCGGTCCTTGGCGGGCCAGCCGTTGTCGGGTGTCGCAGCGGACAAAGCTGCAGCACTCGAAGAGGTCGCCAAGCAACCCTCAGTCGCCAACGTGGCGCGCGCTTTCGGCCAAGTGGGCAGGAGCGCGTAATGGAGTGCCGGCATGGCCTTCGCAGGTCTCGCGTCGAACGAACTCAACACCGCCTCGCTCATTCAGCGTGACATCGCGGACCTGATCCGCACGCTGTCTCCGAAAGAAACCCCGATCCTCGATTGGCTCGGCGATGCGCCGGTCTCGGCGACCAGCATCAAGCACGAGTTCATCGAAGATCTGATGCCGCCCAACACGATCATCGCGTCCGTCGCCATCAGTTCGGCGGCCGTCGCCACCCCGATCGCGATTCAGGTGGCCCCGGCGGGCATCGGCAATGCCCTCTCCGTGGGCCAGTTGCTCCGCAACGAATCGGCGGCGCCCGAGGTCTACCAGATCACGTCGATCGTGGCCGGTGGCAACTCGATCGTCATCTCGCGCGACTACAACGGGACGACCGTGGCGGGCTCACTGGCCGCGGGCGGGACGCTCTACGTGGGCGGGATGGCCTCGCTCGAGGGCGCGGACCACAGCGGCTCGGACGTGCGACGGCTGGGCACGGCGCGCGCCAACACGGTCGGGCTCTTCCGTATGGAACTCGCGCAGTCGTCCACGACCGCCTCGATGGGTCAGGTCGGCAACGACAAGTGGGAAGGGCGCAAGGCCAAGGGGCTCATCGAGACGATGCGCCAACTGGAGAACGAAGTCGTCAAGGGCGTGCTGAACGGGACGAACTCGCTGGGCACGACCACGGCGACTCGCACCATGCAGGGCATTCAGGCGCAATTGACGTCGATCAACTCGACCATCGTGTCGGCGTCCTTCATCGCCAACCCGCATCTCTACATCGGCAACGTCTGGGAGTCGGTGTATGGCAACGGCGCGGCGACGACCGAGACGTGGGGCATCATCGCCGGCTCGACCTGGTTCAAGGCGCTGTCCGACCTGAACGACACGAAGGTCCAGGACACGAACGCCAGCGAGTTGTTCCAGCGTCGGATTCGCACGTATGCGGGTCCGTTCGGCGAGGCCGAGCTGTTCCTGTCCCGCGTGTTGCCGGCGACGGAGTTCCTCCTGGTACCGCGTGAGCGGCTGATCGTCCCGAATCTCGTCAATCGGTCCTTCACCTACGAGGACATGGCGAAGTCGGGCGACAACCAGAAGGGGCACATCGTGGGCGAGTACACGCTGGAGCTCTACCACCAGTCGGCGATGGGACGCGGCCACGCCTAATCGCTGACCGCCTGACGGGAGCGTGGGAGACCCTGGGCCCACGCTCCCGGTTCGATTCGTCCAGGGGGAGCGCCCCGATGCATCCGATTTTCGAGGAGATTCTGCGGGCGAAACTGCCGGTCCGGCCGGACGTCCTCCTTCGGTGGCAACGGGCCATCCGTTCGGAGATCGGCCCGCAGTTCGCCAAGCTCTCAGAACCGATTGAAGTGGAGTTCCACGTGGACTCGCGGAAGGTTGCCGAGGCGATCATGCCGGCGCTTCTGTCCACCGAATCACGAAAGAAGCGTGAGGTTTCGGCATGAGGGGCTGGCGCTGCGACAACCTGTTCAGCAAGCGCACGACGGCGAAGACGGCCTCGAAGGCGCTCAATGCCGTGAGCAATGCCACGCTGACCGTGACGGCGGCCGCGTCAGGCTTCGACGGCAACCTGATCACCGTGGCCCTGGTCACCGGGGCCCCGACGATTGACGTCACGATGGCCGCGGTCCTCTCGGGCACGGCGATCACCGTGACGCTCGGGACGGATGGCGCTGGCGTCCTGGACGACACGAAGAACACGGGCACGCTCGTCGCCGCGGCGATTGACGCCTTGGCGAATGTGACGTGTACCACCAGTGGCACCGGGGCCGGCATCGTCGCGCCGGTAGCCTCGCAAGCCCTCGCCGGCGGCTCGGACGTCATGACCGTGCGGGATCTGGCGCGGAAGGCCAACGTGTCCGACCAGTTGATCCAGAACCTCGAGCGCGGCGGCAACTGCGAGGTCCACGAAGCGCAGCGGATCGCCGACGCCTTGTCCGAAACGGTCTCGTCCTTGGGGTCGGGCCTCTGATGCGTCTCCGGATCTGTTTCACGATCGATTCGGTCCCCTTCACGGCCTCCGTGATCGCGGGGATGACCTCGCTCGGCGGGTCGGAGTCGGCGTGTCTCGGCCTCGCTCGGGCGCTGCAGGCGCGCGGGCACGACGTGCATATCTTCGTGAGCCAGCTCACGACGGATGCGCCCGGAGTCGATCAGTACGGCGTCGGCTGGCACGCGATCGGCCAACTCGCGGGCTGGTCGACGCTCATGGATTGGGACGTGGCAATCGCGCTGCGTCAGCCGCAATTTCTGCAGCACGCCCCGGCAAAACTGCGCGTCCTTTGGGGGCAGGACTTGATGGCGAACCAGGCCATGCATCTCTACCAGATGAGCCTGGCCTGGACCTATGACGCGGTCGCCTACGTGTCCGACTTCCACCGGCATCAGTGGGAGGCAATCTCCCCGGAACTCGCCCCGCTCGGGTGGGTGACGAAGAACGGCCACGATGCGAGGCTCGCCGCCGAGGCGCGCGCGGCCGCGGTCAAGAAGCCGCACCAGATCATCCACGTCTCCCGTCCGGAGCGCGGGCTGGCGCCGCTCCTGACCATGTGGCCGATGCTCAAGGCGAAGTATCCCAAGGCCACGCTCGCCCTTTGCCGCTACTCGTCCATGTATGACACGGCGGGCTGGGGCGCGATCTGCGCGGAGTTCGACAAGGCCGTCGGGCAGATGAACCAGGAAGTCGGCGGGATCTCCTGGCTCGGCGAGCTCGGCAAGCCGGCGCTCTACAAAGCCATCGCGGAATCGGCCGTCATGTGGTACCCGGGCGTGTCGACGTTCGGCGAGACGTCGTGCATCGCCGCGATCGAAGCGCAAGCGTGCGGGACACCGTTCGTCGGCTCCTACAAAGGGGCGCTCCCGGAAACCGTGCCGAGCGGCATCCTGATCCCTGGCATTGCGGAGTCCGACGAGGCGTATCAGTCAGCGGCGATCGCGGCCGTGATCGACATGCTGGACGGCTGCGCCAAACAGCAATTCGCCTATCGCCAGCGGGTCAACGACGGCCTCCGGCACGTCCAGGGCTACAGCTACGAAGCCGTGGCGGCCGAGTGGGAAGCGTTCATCCTGCAGAGCTTCGAGGCTCGCTACGCCCGCGAGAAGGCCGGCATCTTGCGCCGGCTGAAGCACGAAGACGACTACGTGACCGCCCGGATCGTCGCCGAGGAGTTGGGCGACGTCGCCGAGCTGGCCGACTGCGACTCCGTTTTGACCGGGGAAGTCGCCCCCGAGGATTACGCGCGCCATGCGCTCGATCCGCTGCTCGAGTTGGGCGATACCCGCCTGAATACCGTCGTGAAGATGTTCGAGGGTTGCCAGCGGGTGCTCGACGTGGCCTGTGGCTCGGGGGCGTATCCCGTCGCCTTGGCCTTGGCCGACCCTACCAGGCACGTTGTGGCGGTCGACTACGCCGCGGGGAACATCGCCTCGGGGCGGCATGCCGCCGAAGTCAAAGGCGTTGCGGATCGAATCACCTGGGCCGAAGGCTCGGCGTGGGACATGGCGAACCAGCGGCCGTCCGAGTGGCTGGCTGGGGCGCTGCAGACCGACGCGGGCACGTTCGACGGGCTGTGGTGTGGCGAGTTCCTGGAGCACGTTGTGGACTGCTCGGGGCTGGTCCGGACGCTCGATCGTCTGGTCACGCCCGGAGGACGAGTGGCCTACAGCGTGCCCCAGGGCCCGCTCCACAGCATCGCGACACGGCACATGGAGACCCATCGGTCGCACGTCCACCACTTCCGGCCGGCGGACTTGGCGGCGATCTTCGGGCAAAAAGCCGAGTACCGCGCCGTGGTCATGCCGTGGCTGCAAGGTGGGGCGCGTGGCGAAGCCCTCGGCAACTGGATTCTGAGCTACCGCCGCGGGACGACGGACGATACCGGGATGCGGCCGCTTGACCGCCGGCGCCTGTTGCGCCCCTACGCCCGACTGACGGCCGGGATCATCACGAACGACGCCCTGGATCTGCGGCGCTGCCTCGACGCGATCTGGCCGGTAGTGGACGAGATTGTGATTGGCGACTGTGGGGCGCGTGCTGATGACCTGGCCGCCATCGTGGCCGAGTTCCCCCGCAAGACGCGCGTGATCCACGTCGGGCCCGTGCCGGACCTGCACGGCGGATTCTCCGAAGCTCGGAATCGGGTGCTCGCCGAGGCGTCGGGCGAGTGGTTCCTGTGGATCGACTCTGACGAAGTCCTGTGTGGGGCGAGGGATCTGGGCAAGTACCTCGACGGGCCCACGTTCCAGGGCTACGTCATCACCCAGAACCATCTCCACCTGGACGCCAGCATGACGCGGGACACGCCCGTCCGGCTGTTCCGGAAGCGGCCGGAGATCAAGTTCTACGGGTGCGTTCACGAACAGCCGCAGTGGAAGGACGCGAACGGCGAGATCCAGCCGGCACTGCAAGTGGCCGACGTCCAGATCGCGCACACCGGCTACCTCTACGAAGGCATCCGCCGCGAGAAGTGCCTGACCCGGAATCTGCCGTTGCTCATCCGCGATCAGCAGGTCTTCCCCGAGCGCGAGTTGGGCAAGGTGCTCGTCTTGCGGGACTACGCGAATCTCGCCCTGTGGGCGCGTGAGCGGTCGGGTGGGAAACTAACCGACGAAATCAAGACCTACCAGGGCAAGGTGATCGGCCTGTTCGAGGAGAACTTTTTCGACCCGATGAACAAGTACCACGGCATCGCGCGCCCGTTCTACGAAGCGGCCCTGAAGGACGTCGCGGGCGCACTGCAAGTCGAAGTCGCGATCACGGGTGGACTGGCGCCTGACGGCCTGAACGGGACAAAAGGCGTCCCCGAACGGATCTGGGTCCGCAAGCCGGAACACCTTCGGACGCTGTTGGCCGGCCGCGTGGAAGCCATGTTGAAGCCGCTCGAGTCGACCGCGCCAGACATTGACGTTGAGCCGTGGCCGCCGGCGGTGGCGGTGGTTCCGGAACGAGAGGCGGTGTCCGCGTGATCTGCGACGTGTGCGGCATCGACGCGGTCGACAGCCTCGGGCACTGCAGCCATTGCGCCGAGACGCCGGTGGAGTCTCCCCAGGCGCCTGCCTACGCGCCGCCGCTCGGCAAGGTCGTGGTCCGTAAGGAGCGCAAGCCGAAGGTCACCCGTGACCCGTACAAACGGCGCACGACGGCGGCGGTCAAGAAGGGCGGCAAGAAGCGATGAGCTGGGCGCCCTCGGACCTCGTCAGCGATCAGGACTTGCTCGATTACGAGCGGACGATCCTGACGACGTTCAATCAGAACGATTGGCAGCCACGACTCCGCAAGGCGCTCGAGGATTGGCTGTGGCCGCAACTCGAAGCGCGCGGCTACCCGATTGAACGCTTCCGGACGCGGTATGCGCCGAGCGAGGTCGTAGGGAGCACGTCCAGCGTGGACTCCGACGTGACCAGCGCGGCGGCCACCGAAAACGGGCTCGTCTTGTCAACGATTCTGGCGGCCTCGTCTGACTCGCTCTACATCGGCCACGGCGAGGCGTTCCGGGGCCTGTCCGTGCGTATGACGACGACCGTCAATGCCATCGCCGGGGCGCTGTCTGTCGCCGCCTGGACGGACCGCTGGCAGCCGGTGAGCGAACTATCGGCGGCCGTCGTGGCCGCTGGCATTCCGTTCAGCCGTGGCGGCTCGCTGACCTGGACCGTGCCCTCTGGCCTCGTACGGCGGACGATCAACAGCCAGGGGCCGGCCTACTGGTCACGGCTGCAGCTCTCCGTGGCGCCCACGGCCGGAACGGCGATCGGGGCCGTGAGCGTGATCCGTCGCTCCCGCCTCTGTGCCCCGGTGACGTTGCGAACCTTGGCGCTGATCTTTCGGGAAGCGCCCATCGCCCAGGACGGCCCGTGGCAGGAGAAAGCGGCTTGGTACGAAGCGGAAGCCGCGACGGCCTTGGCGCGAGTGATTGACCAGATCGGCGGCGAGTTCGATACCGACGACAGCGACATCATCGACCCCGACGAAGCGAACCAGACCGCCGAGTCAGTGACGGGTGGCGGCTGGATGTTTGAGCGGTGCTGATGGCGACGACCGAAGACGCCATCGTTGACCGGGCGCGCGCGGTGCTCGCGGCGTTGGAGTACGACGAAGCGCAAGGGCTCGACTTGACCCGGCTCGCGGCCGGCACGCACGACCGGCGGTTCACGGTGGGGTATCTCGGCCAGACGCCGCTCGGCCAGATCGGGCTCCAGGAAGAGGCGCGCGGGGCGCTCCTGATCAGCCTGACCGCGGCGACGAATGAAGACCACCAGCCGGCGCGTCGGGCGCTGTGGGTGGGGAGTCGAGCAGTCTTGGCGGCCCTCGTGGAAGACGGCGCGGTGACGAGCGGGGAGTACGCGGTCGAGGACGCGGGGCGGTCGGTGGAAATCGTGGCGCCGCCTGGGGCGGCCTTTCTGGAATGTCGGATGCGCGTGCCGATCAATTTTGAAGCCGCGTTGACGTAGGAGACGAATCATGGCAGGAGTCACCGGCCGGGAAGTCAAAATCGCGTTCGCCAAGTTCGCGACGAACTCGTGGGGCGTGGCCGCCTCGGTCACCCGCGGGGCCTACTTTCAGACGACCGGCGGGCTGCGTCTGCAGCCGATGCGCGTCAACGACGAAGCCTTCGGCCAGGCGTTTCTCGGCCGCGGGGATCTGGGCGACGTCACCCCGCCGGACCTGACGTGGGTCGGGCGCAGCCGGTACGACGACCACGGCTTCGTCCTCGATGCGCTCGCGATGGGCTCGCCCGTGGCGGCCACGCTGTCGAACTCGGCCGCCGGCCAAGTCGCGTCGTATCAACACATCATCGACCTCGCCGCGTCGACCGATGGGCTGGGGCTCACGGCCGCGGCCGACAAAGTCCTCTACGTTGACGAGTTGACCTCGGCCAAGGTCTTCGGCTTCGGCGAGACGGTGGGCGACGGCGGGGTCATGGATCGCAGCTACCGGCTGCTCGGCTCCAAGCCCACCAACATCTCGTCGATCAACACGCGGTCGACCGTGCATGGCGCGTCGTTCGTGCCGTTGGGGAATCGCGTGTTCCGGAATCAGGGCACGTTCCGTCTCAACGTCCAGGGCGGGAACTCGCTCGTCGCGGCCGACGCCATCAAGATCGAACAGTTCGAGTTCACCTTCGAGCGGCCCCAGGATGGGCCGCACGTCTTCTCGCAGGACTACATCTTCGAGCCGGCCGACAACGGCTTCCCGGTGGTGCAGTTCAAGGTGACGTATCCGCGGATGACGACAATCTCGGCGAGTTCGCTCTACGCGGCCTTGCGGACGAACCCGATCTTCAAGGCGGATCTGACGTTCAGCGGGGCCTTCATCAACTCAACCGACCAGTACAAGCGGGTGTACGAGTTCCCGCATGTGGAATTAGACGGATGGAACGGGGCCGACGTGTCCGGCGCCGAACAGGTCAAGCCCGAGGCGACCTTCACGGCCAAGCTGGCGACGTCGAGCCCCGCCAACATGCCCTTCGTCAATCCGTTCCGGCTCACGCTGATCAACACGCACGCCGCCGCGGCGTTCTAACGGAGGATTTTGTGCCCGTTTCCCTGATGAAAGACGGCGACCTGATCGTCGTCAAGGATTCCGAGTTGGTCGCCGGGGGCGATCCGGACACGTCGTACTCGCTGCGTCCGCTCACGCGCGAGATCCGGAAAGAGATCCTCGCGAAGAATACGTCCCGTGTTCCGAACCGGCGGACGCATCAAATGGACGAGCAGATCGACGGCGAAGGAGTCGGCTGGGATCTGCTCGACTACAGCCTCGTCTCCTGGGACGGGATCTTGTGGGACGGGCAGCCGGCGCCGTGCGAGCGCGACTACAAGCTGAAGCTCGATCCGACGCGCTCGGTGGCGCTGCTCGAAAAGGCGGGGCTGTCCCAGGTCATCGCGGCCGAGGTGGCGCGGCCAGAAACTTTTCGCGCGCCTGCAGCAATTCGCCGAGTGGTGGGTGAGTGAGGGACGGATTACCCCGTGCTGTCAAACCTCCGACGAGGAGATCGTCAGGACCGACCCGAGCGTCTTCAACTGCGAGACGTGCGCGGTCCGGTCCGCCATCGAGGCGCTCGATTCCGTGAACGCCGAGGCGTGGGGACACTTCCGACGCCTCTGCACCCGCTTTCTCTTCGAGACCAAATCTACGCCGGTCGCGCTGGCACGGATCACCGAGTCTCTCGACGCCGAGGACTGCGCCGAACTCCTGCAGCGGTTCGCCATTCTGTACGACGCCTACTACCCGGTGAAGGTGGCTAACCGTGGCGCGTGAACTCCAGATCCGGATCGAGGTGCAGGACAGTGCCGCGGCGCGCGCGGCGCTGGAGACCGTCGAGACCGGGCTGAAGCAAGTCGAGGAAGCCGGCGGGAAGACTGCGGCGAAGCTCGGCAACACGTCGTCGACCGATTCCAGTCCGACGCTCGTCGGCTCGATGAAGGCGTTCCGCAATGTCGCCGTCGGTCTTGGGCTCGGTGCCGCCGTGAGTCGCGTCGTGGAGTTCGGCGGACGGCTGACGGACCTCGCGGCGCAGACCGGCATCGGTGTTGAAGCGTTGCAGCGTCTCGACGCGGTCGGCCAGACGGTCGGTGTCGGGCTCGAGCAGGCGGCGCGCGGCGTCAACATGATGCAGCGGAATCTGGTCGGCGACGAAGGCGCACAAAAGGCGGTCGCTGGACTCGGCCTCGAAGTCGACGCGCTGCTCAAGATGAAGCCAGATGAGGCGTTCATTGCGATTGCGCGCGAGATCGCGAAGATTCCCGACCCCGCCGAGCGCACGGCGACGGCGGTCGAAGTGCTCGGCCGGTCCGGGCAGCAGTTGCTCCCGTTGCTCCTGGCGGACATCGAGGGCATCGGCAACGGCGTCGAGGTCATGAATGCGAAGACGGTCGCCGGCCTCGACCAATGGGACGACAGTTGGGCCCGCATCAAGCAGATCGCCACGGCGTCGATCGGCAACGTCGTCGGGGCGTTCGGCTCATGGGAAGGCGCCGTGAAGCTCCTGATCGACATCAACCCCTTTCTCACGGAGTCGATGAAGACGCAGGCGAAGGAAGGCTTCGACAAGTTCAGGGTGGCCGTGGGCGAGGCCACGGTCTCGGTCAAGACGTTCTACGAAGACAGTAAAGCCTGGCTCGTCGACAAGTGGGTCGCCGTGCGCGACGGTTTCCGCGCCAACTGGCAGACGCTCGCCGGCTACGTGAAGACCGCGAAGGACGCCGTCATCGGCTACGCGCGCGAGTTGTATACCGGCGTCAAAACGTGGGTCGTGGATCGCTTCTCGGACATCGTCTCCGGCGTGAAAACGAAGATCGACGCGGTCACGGGATTCTTCCGCGACATGTACGACAAGGTGGTCGGCCAGTCCTACGTCCCCGACATGGTCCGCGGGATCGACCTGGAGTTTCAGAAGTTGGGCGGGATCATGGTCAAGCCCACGAAGATCGCGACGGACCAGGTCGTCGACACGTTCCGGTCGATGCTGCAGAACATTCAGGGGCTCTTCTCCAGTTTCGGCGCGTCCGTCAGTGGCTGGCTGCAAAGCATGGTCGCCGGCCCGATTGGCGGGGCCTTGGGCTCGATTGTCGGTCAGGTGATCTCCGGCCTCGGGAGCCTGCTCACGGGCGGCATTACCTCGCTCGTCAACATGGCCGTGCAACTCGTCTGGTCGGGCCTCAAGAAGATCGGCTCGGCGATTAAGGACTTTTTCAGTAGCACGACGGTCGAGGAAGTCAAAACCGGCTTTACCGAGCAGTTGGGCTTCGAGAATCGCGATGCGTTGTTCAAGGCGTTGCTCGATGCGAACCGGATGGATCTCATCAATCGGTTCTTCGAGGTCGACAACTCGAAGATGGGCACGAAGCTCCTGGGCGACTGGATGACGGACGTCCGGGCCGCGCTGGGCTTCGCCGGCGGGACAGACGGGCAGTTCCTCGACTTCGGACAGGGCCGCATGGCGATGCTCCACGGCGAGGAAGCCGTCGTGCGCCGTCAGGACAGCCAGGGGCTCGCCGAGGCGATTGCGGGGGCATTGGGCGGCAAGGTGGGCGGCGGGACGGTGCAGGTCTTCATCGGGCCCAGGAAGCTCGCGGAAATCATCATGCCGGAACTCCCCGGCGTCGTGCGCCGGTACGGATTGGCGTAGATGGCGACCTATGCCGTCACCATCAATGCGGTCACGCGCCAACTGCAAACGGGTTGGAGCATCGCCCATGTCATCAACGGCCTCGACGTGTTGACGGCCGATGTCCTCTCCCTCAATCGCGCCTACGTCCCCACGCTCGGCCACGCGATCATCATCACGGAAGACGGGACACCGATCTTCGGCGGGTTGATCGATCAGATCCACGAACGCGGCCACAAGAACAAGCCTGTCGATCACGTCGTCTCGGAAATCACGGCGAAGGGCTTCGCGCAGTACGCCCACCGGGTGCGCCTGACGGAGACCTTCGCGGCTGGCACAACGCTCAAGTCGGCGCTCGAAGTCATCGAGACCTACCTGACGGTCTTCGGGGTGAGCCTCGACGCGAGCCAGGTCAACGGGCCGAACCTCTCCGCGGACCTCGTCTTTGACGGCGTCCAGGTCAGCGAAGTCCTGAACCAGCTCACGGGCTTGACCGGCTACGTCTGGGAAATCGACGCCTCGAAAGAACTCCGGATGTACGACCCCGGCTCCGTGGCCGCGCCGTTCGATCTGACGGTGGCCGCGGGCATTGAGCGGGAAGACATCACGGTCGAGCGGAGCCGAGACAAGTACTACAACCGGGTCGTCGTCAGGTTTGGTACGGGCCTCGTGGAAGTCACCGATACATTCACTGGTGACGGGTCAACGACCACGTTCGAGTTGAGCGTCCCGATTGTCTCGTGGCGCGGCTACGTCACAAACAACGCCGTCAACGAAACGATCAGCCTCGTCGGCGGTGGGGGCACCTGGGAGTATGACCCCACGGCGCTCCCGTATCCGACGATCGAGCGCACGAGCGCCCCGGCGAATACCAACCCGATCAGCATCATCTATACCGGGCAATTCCCGGCAGTCGTCTCGGCCGAAGATGCGAGTTACGCCACTGACCCGAGCGAGTTGGTCGTGGCCGAGCCGACCGTCTTTAACCGGCTGCAAGCCCAGGCGATTGCGGATGCGCTGCTCGCCCGCTATCTCGTCTCCACGGTGGAACTCGTCACGTTCGAGACGCGGGAGATCGGCGTCAAGCCGGGACAAAGCCTCGATATCACGGTCGCCGACCGCGGGATCTCCGGGACGTTCATGGTCTCGGAAGTCAACGTGCTCGCTGATGCGAACCTGAAGACGATCCGCACGGTGAAGGCGATCGGTGGGGACACGTTCCGCGGCTCATTCCGCAATCTCTACATCGACTGGCTCACGGATACCGGCGGGGGAGGCACGTCCACGGCAGGGCCGGCGCTGAGTAGCCCCGGCGCGTACGGGGCGATTCCCGCCTCGCCGGATCGGTCGGTGCAGTTCAACAACTCGGGAGCTTTCGGCGGTTCGTCGATGTTCCTATGGAAGGGCACGGCGACGTACAGCGGCTTCCCGGCGAATCTCCGCGTGGAGGTCGAGGACGAGTCGCGCTACAACATCGCGTTGGTCGGGCCCGATGCGACGTTCTGGGTCGGCCAGGTCTACAACAACGGGGACATCATCTGGAACGGCGGACGCGATTACTCGGTCCTCTCATCGCGAGACATTTTGCACGACGCCGCCAGAGAGTTCATCGTCCGAGTCGGCAATCAATTCTCCGATGCCATCAAGCTCGAGGGACTGGTCGCCTGTCAAGGGCTGGCCGTTCAAGTCCTCCGCACCACGGCGACGACGTACACGATCGACACGACGGCCGGCACACCGTTGACCGTGCTGCTGTGTGTCGCGGACGGCGGCGCCATCACGGTCAACCTGCCGGCGCTGGCCGCCGCGTCGTCGAATCCGATTACCAGCGGATACCGCGTGCTGTGCATTCGCAACGATGGGGCCTCGAATAATGTCACGGTCGACCCAGACTCGTCCGAGACGATCGACGGCACGACGACGTACACGCTGACGCCTGGACAAAGCATCGCGATCTGTTCACTGACCGGCACCGGCGCCGGCTGGAAGGTATTGGCCTCGCACGGGTGAGGCACGACTGAAGGGGACGACATGGGGTACTTCGTGCGCGGGTTGATTGCTCTCGTCGTGTTGGTGCTCGTCTTTGCGGCGATTCCGGCGATCGTCGGTCTCAGCGGGATCGGCGTGAATCCGCACCTGATCACGTTGATTCAGATTTGCGTGTGCGGGATCGCGTTGTTCTACGTCGTGTCGGGATGGCCGTCGAAGCCGGCATAACCCTATGCAACAGGTCCGGACGCGGTGGCCGGTCGACATGGTGATACGCGGGTGGGTGTGCGTGGTCGTGAGCGTCAGTGTGCTGGCGGCCGTGGGCACGGGCCTCGTCGCGCAGTCGGCGCAGTCGATCTCCGAGCGCGTCTATGTGCTCACGCTCCGGGCCGACGACCACGCCCGCCGTTTGAACTCGCTCGAGGTCGCCAACGCCACCGAGGCCGCGGCAGGCTTGGGCACGCGCGTCGCCCTGCTTGAGGCGTCCATGACGGAAATCAAGTGGCTGTCTCGGACGGTGGCCGGGGGGTTTCTGGCCTACATGGTCATGGGCTTCATGAACCTGCTCCGGCGCCGCAACGGGCACGGGTCCGGAGACGACGGACCGTGACCAGCGCACGGGTCGTGCTCATCGCGTCCGGCGTTGGCCTCGTGGTGCTCGTAGCCTTGGCGCTACTGCAGGACGTCTCCGTGCGCCGGCTGATTGGTTGGACGTGGTTTCTCGCGATTCCGATCGGCGTGTGGCTGGGCCTCTTGAAACAGCGCACCGAAGCCCGCCTGCGCCGCGATCACGAAATGGAGATGGTCAAGGTTATTCGCAAGTTGGATCGCATGGTGACCACGGTCGCCGAAGAGTGGGGCGAACCCCAGGCGGTTGTGCGGGAGAAGCTGCTGGCGATTGTGAGGCAGGGGAAATGAGCCGACGACTCGACGATCTCGATCCGCGGTTCAAGCCGAAGGCGATCGAACTGCTCGCGCGCTGCGTCGAAGCTGGCCTCATGGTGCTTGTCGTGGACACGCTCCGCACGCCCGCCGAACACGCGGAGAACTTGCGGCGCGGCGTGAGTTGGACGACGCGCTCGAAGCATCTCGACGGGCTGGCGATCGACATCGCGCCATTCGAGCAGTACTCCCTGCACGGCCCTGACAAGGTCCGGTGGGACGCGGGCGATCCGGTGTGGCTGCGGCTCGGGACGATCGGGGAAGGACTCGGGCTCCGGTGGGGTGGGCGCTGGGCTCAGAAGGACTACGGGCATTTCGAGTTCGTGGAGTAACACGAGAGGAGCGTCACTGTGGACCCGGTCTATCAGGAAGTCATCAAAGTCGTTGGCGGCATCATCGCGTCGGCGCTCGGCATGTTGCTGATCTGGATTGCGACCCAGATGGCGAGAAAACTCGGCCTGTCCGTGAGCGCGGAGCAGCAGGCGCAACTGCAATGGTTCGCCCAGCAGGCCGCCAAAAAGATGGAGGAGATCGCGGCGGCGAAACTGAAATCCACGGGCGAGCGCATGACGCCGGCCGAGCAGATGGCTGGCGCGGTGGAAGCCGTCATGGAGAATCTGCCGCGCGTCGATGCCGCGAAGGCCGCCAGCGCGGTCACGGCGGCACTGCCGGAGCTCGGCATCGGCGCGTCGGGGCCGATCGCTGTGGCGGCGGCGAAGCCGGTCGTGTTGATGGCTCCCGCAAACCCTCAGCCGGCACCAGCGCCATGAGCCCAGCGTTGGTGCCGATGCCGTCGCCGATGAGCGCCAGTCTGCGGGCCTCGATTGACGCGGCAGTGAGGGCGGTTCCGTCGGGGAAACGTGGGCAGGCGACCGCGGCGGCGACGTTGCGAGGCGCGCAGTTCGAGGTCGGCTACAAGGCCAAGCCGTGGCTCAACCTCGGCGGCTACGCGGAGAAGTTGTGGGGCGGCGGCTTCGAGGCGGGCGTGAAAGCGACGGCGACGTGGTGAACAAGGTTCCAGGGCCTCCCCAACCGTTGACACGGGCCGCGATGTATACGCGCCCCGGAAGTCACACCTGGTCGTACGCGCTGCCCGTGCGCTTTCGCGGGGCCGAGCGCGTGCTGCCTGATGGGGAAGTCATCACGGCATGGCGCGGGGCCCTGCTCTACGTGCATCTCGATGAATACGGGCAGCCGGCCAGCGCGAGTCTCGGAGCGATGACGTGAGACTGACTCCCCACGGCGATCCGCTGCTCGGCGTGGCGTCGAAGGTCTGCCCGATCAACGGCACGCGCAAGGCGTATCAGACGGGCGCGGACGCGACGGCGTGGCGGATCGAAACGGCCGAGTTCGACGGATCGAATCCGGTCACGGAAGCCGGCCACGGGGCGATCTGGCTCCGTGGCGGCGGCGGTGTTTGGGCGGTGCTCGGGCCAGGTGGCGTGCACGTCCGCGGCCGGCTCGGTCGTCCGCCTCAGCCTGGCGATGCCGTGAACCGTCCGGACTTGCCCAACGACGGCATCCTCGACGTCGGGCCGGACGGGATCGTCTACGTCACGAACTACCAGACGGGCGAGGACATCCGGGCCTACCACCCGGACGCCCATAACCAGCCAGGCGGCGTCCGGCCGGTCCTGACGTTGTCGACCGCGCCGATCCTGTACGACGCCACGGGTGGCCCGCAGGTGTCGGCGCTACGCGGGCTTCGCCTCGCGTGGCTCGCTGGCTCCGTGCAGACGCACGGGCTGCCCAACTTCGTCGCGCGCGGTGAACACGTCAACAGCCTGCGCCTGGCCGAGACGCCGGCTGGCCGGGTCTACATCGTGGAGCGTGGGTCGAACTGGCTCATGGTCCGGCCGATCGACTCGCTCGACGGCTGGCAGGTCGATGGCGACGGCGAGCATTTCTTCTCGCCCGATCTCGTGGCGCTCGACGACCTCTGGATCGTCGTGGGCTGGAGTCACACGCAAGGCGAAGGGCCTGAAGCGGGACGAACGCAGGATATCGACGTGACGACGCCGCGCGCGCCGCTCGTGCGGCCGACGCCCCCGCCGGTCATTGAGCCGCCACCGGTGGAGCCGCCAGTCATTGAGCCTGAGCCACCGCCTGTGGTGGAGCCTCCGATTGTGATTCCGCCGACGCCGCAACCGGAGCCGCCGCAACCGGAACAACCGATCAAGATCCCGTGGTGGCGGAAGGTGATCGAAGCGATTCTCGGCGCGTGGTGGGAGGGACGGAAATGATCTGGCTTCTGATTCTCGGGCTCGTGCTCATCGTGACGTATGAAGTCTGGGCCATTCGACGCAAGGAGCCTGGCGACACGATCTCTGAAATCTTCTGGAAGGCGTCCAAGAAACCGCTCGTGCCGTTTCTCTTCGGCGTCCTTGCCGGTCATTTCGTCTGGCAGTCCGCTGGTTCCTGTCTGTGAGGCTCCCCATGCACACGGCCATCCGATCCCTGTTCGCGCTCGTCGGGCTTGTCGTGCTCTGCCTTGAGGGCGGGGCGTATTGCACGCGCCTCCAGGCGCAGTCACTCCCGACGCGGCTACTGACGGAAGCCGATCTGATCCATCAGGGCTCGTTCACGGTGCCAGACATGGTGGATCTCGGTGTCCCGTGGGCGAACGGGGGAGCACCGCAGTACTGCGCCTATACGCAAGGCGTCATCGCCTACAACACGGCGAACAACTCGCTGTTCCTGGTCTGCCACGTCCACACGCAAACGGTGGCCGAGATTTCGATCCCGGCGCTCGGCGGACAAGCCACACAGTTGCAGGCGCCGCGTGATGTCACCGAAGGCCGTCTGAACAACACGCTGCAGCCACCTGGCGGGCCTGGAGGCTCGAAGCAGATCGGCGGGCTCGCCGTCATCAACGGCAAGCTCGTCATTACCGCGTTCGTCTACTACGATGCCGATCCCGACTTCCGCGCCATCAAGTCGCACTTTGTGCGTGGGCTGAGTGTCAGCGCACCGGGCACGGTGCAGGGGCCATTTCGGATCGGCAACATTCCGCCTGGGCCAGCGTTCTTCGCCGGCTACATGGGGCCGATTCCGACCGTGTGGCAGGCCGCACTCGGTGGCGATTTCTTCGCGGGTCAGTGCTGCCTTGGCATCGTGTCGCGGACGTCCTACGGGCCGAGCGTGTCGGCGGTGCTCAAGGCCAATCTCGCGTCGGGGCTCGATCCAGTGCCAGCGCAGCATCTCGTGGGCTACCCGGAACCGACCGTCCTGTCGGCGTGGGATTCGACGGGGCCGCTGTTCAACGGCACGACGAATATGCGCGGCGTGCTCCTGCCTGAGAACTCGGCCAGCGTGATCTTCTTCGGGTATCACGGCATGGGGCAGTTCATCTATCAGGGCGGCACGACGGCCTCACCCTATGAGCCGCACCTATGGTTCTACAACGCCAACGACCTCGCGGCGGTGAAGGCGGGGACGAAGCAGTGGTACGAGCCGCGCCCGTATCGCACCGCGCGCCTGCCAGGCTTGCAGGAAGCGAGCATCGGTGGCGTGACGCTGGACCCAGCCACCGGGCGAATCTATGTGGCCGAAAACTACGGCGACGGTGTGAAGCCGCGGATTCACGTCTTCACGATTAGCGGCGCACCGACGACGCCGCCACCGACGCCGACTGATACCGATGGGGACGGCGTGCCGGACTCGTCCGACGCCTGCCCGACCGTCTCAGGTCCAGCGCCGACAGGCTGTCCGGTGACGCAGCCGCCGCCGACCGCGGACACGACGCCCCCTACGCTGAGTGTCGCGCTGTCATCGAGCACGGTCACGCTCGGCCAGTCGGTCGGGCTCACGGTGACGGCCAATGACGCCTCCGGGCTGCGGTGTATCGCGGTCACGCTGAACGGCGCCGATATCGTGCTCGCGCCGTCTGGCTTTACGTGCTTCTCCGCGACGTTGCCGCTGGTGGAAACACGGACCTGGACGCCAACAGCGGCTGGCACGTATCCGCTCGTGGTGACGACCCGCGACAACTCCGCGGCGAGGAATCAGGCCACCGTCACGGCGACAGTGACCGTCACGACCGCGCCGCCGCCACCACCGCAGACGCCCGATCCGATCTACGTCGTGACCGTGGCCCCGCCGACGTCCTGCAGCTTCACCACGTCGGTTGACAAAGCGCCGGCTTCGCTGACTGGCACCGGGATCGGCGTGCAGTTCCAGCGCAGCCAGGACGGGCTCGCGTGGGTGAGCCACGGTAGCCGCGACACGGCCGCGCCGTTCACGCGCTCGGCTTCGCTGGCGAACCGTACCTGGTTCTTCCGTGCGGTCTGGTCGAGCGCCACGGTGACCCTACCTCCGGTGGACATGGGCCGCAAGGACGGCTGTCAGTAAATGGCGGTTGCCTTCGACGCGATCTCGGCGCTGCAGTCCACGAACAATAACCAGAATCCGTCGTGGACGCACACCCCTGTCGGCACCCCAACGGCGGCGGTCGTGTTTATTTGGGAGACGCGGCCAGGGACCATCGTGTCTGTCACCTACGGCGGCGCGGCCATGTCGCTGCTCGCGACTGCCGCTACCGACGTCGTCGCCTATGGCCTCGCCAATCCAGCGGCCGGCGCCCAGACCGTACAAGTGAACGGGAGTAGCACGCAGTTCCGGCCCAACTCCTTCTCGCTCACGTTCACCGGCACGCATCTGACGACGGCCTCGTGCTTCACGGATGTGCAGACTGACACCGGCACGAGCGCGACGGCGGTCGATACGTTGACCATCACGAGTCAGACCGACGATCTTGTCGTCAACTTTGCGTGCGCTGAGTTGGCGCTGACCGATCTCGTGATGAATGAGGGCGCAGACCAGACCGAGCGCGGCGAAGGATACGGTGGAAACCAGGAAACCAATCTCGCGGTGAGCACGCAACCGGGCGCGGCATCTGTCGCGATGGACTATTCATGGACCGGCGGCACGGCATCGCCGTGGCATCACATCGCCTTCAACATCGTGCAAGCGGCGGCTGGTGGCTCGATCTTGCTGTTCGTCTCGAAAGACATGGCGTCTCCGGTGGACATGCAGGACATGCGCGGATGACGTCAGCCCATATCGCCGTCGTGACGCCTGGGCGCTGTGGTCTGTATGAAACCACGCGCGAACTCGTGTCGGGACTCCGCGCACGTGGCGTGGATGCGCGGCTGGTGGACCCGACGCGCGCGGAGAACAAGCTGCACCCGGAAGGCGCAGGGGACCGAGGCGCACCCTTCGCGGATCTGGCGTGGGCACTCACCGCCGACGTCATCGTGAACCATTCCGGGCTCGGCAAAGAACTCGAGGACTCCAAGCAACCGATCGTCCACGTCGCGCACGGGCGTCCGCGCTCGTCGTTCCTGACGGAGAAGTCAGGGCACACGCCGATCTACTCGTATCACTACCACAAGAACCGAGACGCGCGGTTCAAGGCGATCGTGACGTTCTGGCCGGAGCACGTCCCGTATCTGCAGGTGATGTTCCCTGACAAGAAAGTGGCGTGCGTGCCGGCGTCGGTCGACCTCGCCGCGTGGACGCCTGACGGGCCAAAGGGCTACGGCTTCCACGGCAAGAAGGGCCGGATCAATGTCGTCTGTGCGGACCCGTGGCGCGATGACGTCGACCCGTTCGTCGTGGTCAATGCCTTCGCCTTGTGGGCGCGAGAGATGAACGGCGCGAAGCTGCACCTGTACGGCGCGCACGTGAAGGAAAAGGGATGGGCCGTGCTGCTCAAGCGCGTGCAGGACGACGGCAATCTGGGCGAGGTCTGCGCCTGGGTGGATGGGCTCGAGCATGTCTACCGTGCGGCGTCCTTCGCCCTGTCCTCGAATCTGATCGCGACACGCACGATGCGCGAGGCGATGGCGTGCGGGTGTCCCGTGGTGCCGCTCGCTGGGCCGGTCCTTAACGGCTACCGGACCGACTTCGCGCGGGCGCTCGACACGGATCGCGCCAGCGTACGTCGAGAGGCTGAGCGACGTTTCGACCCAGCCGTGACGGCCCAACAGTTCCATGACGTCTTACGCGCGGCCACGGCCGACCGGAGGCTCCCTTGAAGCAAGAAATCCTGATCGGCCAAACCGACTACACGATCCCGATCTTGATCCGCGACACCGCTGGTGCTCCAAAGACCGGGCTGACCGAAGCCAGCGTGGATTTCGCGTACACGCGGTTTGAGACCGACAACGACGTCGTGATCACCGACGTCACGCCGGCAGCTCTGTCCGCGCTGACCGACGCCCACTCTGATTGGGGCTTCGAGGAAGTCCACGCGACAGACGCACCCGGACTCTACCGGCTTGACTGCGCTGACGCAATGTTCGCCACTGGCGCGTGGACGGTCGTGCTCACCGTCACTGGATCAGGTCTCGACCCAACGTCCGTTGAGTTCGTCCTGGTCTCCCACAGCCCGATGTCCGCTGTCAGCGACATCAAGTCGGAACTGACGAAGACCTACTCCGACACCACGATCATCGTCGTCAACACGTCCGACACGGAGTCGGCGCTCGTCAAGGTGTACTCCGATACGACGGCGATCGAGGTGAATACCTCAGACACCGAAAGCGCGCTCGTGAAGGTGTATTCCGACACCACCAAGATCGAGTCCGACACGGCCGTCATCGAAGTGAACACGTCCGACACGGAATCGGCCTTGGTGAAGGTGTATTCCGACACCACGAAAGTCGAATCTCAGGTCCTCGTGGTGAAGTCGGACACGTCTGATGTCATCTCGGCGCTGGTCAAGGTCTACTCCGATACCACCAAGATCGAGTCGGACACAGCCCACATTGAGTCGGACGCCGCCGCGATCGAGGTGGGCGTCAGCGATACCGAGTCGGCTTTGGTGAAGGTCTACTCAGACACCACGGCGATCGAAGCGGCTGGCGGTGCCCTGACGGCGGCTCAGGATTCCAAGCTCACGAAGGTGACGTCGGACGTCGTGATTATTGGCTCTGACGTGCTGATCGTGAAGTCGGACACCTCGGACATCAAGAGCGCTCTGGTGAAGGTCTACTCGGATACCACGAAGGTCGAAAGCGACACCGCGGCGATTGAGATCGGGGTGTCGGATACCGAGTCGGCCCTGGTGAAAGTCTACTCCGACACGACGGCCATCGAGGCCGGAGGCGGAGCGCTCACGGCCGCGCAAGACTCCAAACTGACCAAGGTCACGTCTGATGTCGTGATTGTCGGCTCCGATGTGCTCATTGTGAAGTCGGACACATCGGATATCCGAAGTGCCCTCGTCAAGGTGTACTCGGACACGACAGCGATCGAGGCGGGCGGCGGCGCCCTGACGGCGACGCAGGCGAGCCAGTTGGCGCGCGTGCAGAGCGATTCGATCCTGGCCGAAGGCAACATCTCGGATATCGAGTCGGCCTTGGTCAAGGTGTACTCCGACACCACCAAGATCGAAAGCGACGCGGCCGTCATTGAAGTGAACACGAGCGACACCGAGAGCGCCTTGGTCAAGGTCTACTCGGATACGACCAAGATCGAATCCGACGCGGCGGCGATTGAGGTGGGCGTCAGCGACACCGAAAGCGCGCTCGTCAAGGTCTATTCGGACACCACGAAGGTGGAATCACAGGTGCTCGTCGTGAAGTCGGACACGTCCGATGTCATCTCGGCTCTCGTGAAGGTCTACAGCGATACGACGAAAGTGGAGTCGGACGCAGCTGTGATTGAGGTCAACACGTCCGATACGGAAAGCGCGCTGGTCAAGGTCTACAGTGACACGACGAAGATCGAATCGGACGTCGCCGCGGTGGAAGTTGGGGTCTCGGACACGGAATCGGCGCTGGTGAAGGTGTATTCGGACACCACGGCGATCCCCACGGCCGCCGACAACGCAACCGGCTTGCTCGATCTCGCGGCCGGCGTCGAAACCGGCCTAACGTTCCGCCAGGCCATGCGGCTGATCGCCGCGGCGGAAGCCGGCAAGTTGAGCGGCGCCGCCACGACGACGATCGTGATCCGCAACGCCATCGCCGACTCGAAGGACCGAATCACGGCCACGGTAGACGCCTCGGGCAATCGCAGCGCGATTACCGTGGACTTGACGTAGCGCCATGTGGCCGCTGGAGTATTTCAACCCGCGGTATTGGGCGGGGCGGTACTGGCCGAAGGTCGGGGCCAACACGGTCGCCGCGGCGGGCGACGACGTCACGACGTCGAATGCCTACTTCCGGCGCACGGCCACGAGCGAGCGCGTGGGCTTCGCGCGCACCCGGGCCAGTGAGATCGCGGTGTATCGGCGGGACGTGACGACAGGCAACGCGGAGCGGTGACTTATGGCAACGACCTCGGATGTGAAAGTCGGCGATATCGGGACGGTGTACCGCCTGCCGACGTACGACAACGACCTCGCGGAGTCGAACTTCGACCCGTCAGCGGCGACGACGAAGCAACTCATCTTCCGCATGCCCGGGGCGTCAGGGTTGCTCACACGGACGGCGACGGCCGCTCAGGTGACGATTGGCGGGGCGTCGATCTGGTGCCTCACGTATACCGTGCTCGCCGCCGACGTGGTGGCCGGTGGCTTTCACCAGGAGCCGGGGAAGATCACGATCGAGGGCTATCTGGAGTTCAGCAGCGCCCAGAAGTGGAGTTCCAGCCTGGTCACGAAGGATCAGCAGGAGCGGGAATTGCGGGTGGTGGCGCGGCTCAGTCAGTAGCTCACCGCGGATAGCCTGGGTCGTAGGGCTGGCTGAAGTCGCAGAATGTGGCGATCAGGGCCCCGAGCAGGATCAAGATGGCTGGGCCGTAGGCGATGAGGCGAGTCCCGAAGAGGCGTAGCGCGTTCATGGAGTCTCCCTGAGCGTGTCCAAGTAGTCCGCCCACGTCTGCATCAACACGGTCCGTTGGGGCAGGTAGCGGGCGCGATTATACGCGGCCCCGAGTGGCCCAGGCGCCGCGTGCGCGAGCTGGACTTCGATCACGAATGGGTCCGCGTGCAACTGCTCGGCCAGGAGCGTCCGCGCCGTCGCCCTGAATCCGTGGGCCGTCATCGCGTGCTTGTCATAGCCCAGCCGTCGTAAGGCGGCGTTCAGGGTGTTATTTGACATCGGACGGGCAGACGTCCGCACGGCGGGGAAGATGTACCGCCCCTTGCCGGTGAGCGCGGCCGCGGTCTCGAGGACGGCGATCGCCTGACTGGACAGGGGCACCAAGTGGGCCGCCTTCTGTTTCATCCGAGCCGCGGGAATCCGCCACAGCTTCCCCGCCGTGTCGACGTCCTTCCACTCGGCCAGCCGCAACTCCCCAGGGCGGACGAACACGAGCGCAGCGAACTGCAGAGCAGCCCTGACCAGCGGCGTACCCTCCAGGCTATCGATCGCCCGGAGCAGGGCCCCGACCTCACGCGGGTCGGTGACCGCCGCATGGTGGCGCACCGCCGGCGCCGTCGCGAGGGCCCCTTTCAGGTCGGCCGTCACGTCTCGAGCCGCCCACCCGTGCGCCACGGCGTACCTCAGGACTTGCGAGCAGACGGACTTCGCCCGTCTGGCGGTCACCGGCGTCTCGCTGGCCGTAGCGAGCGCGGCGAGGACGTCCGCCGGCGTCAGGCTCCCCACGGGCCGATGGCCCAGCGACGGGATCAACACGCGCTCGAGCAGCCACCGGGAGCGCGTCTCCGTGCGCGGGGCGAGTGAGCGCGCGCGGCCGGTCAGCCACGTCCGTCCCACCGCGGCAAACGTGGTATCGGCGTTATGGCGGCCTTTGGCGTGGCGCCGGCGCTCAGCGGGGTCCTCGCCTGCCGCGACGAGTCTGCGCGCCTCCTGGAGCCGCTCACGGGCTTGCAGAAGCGTCACGTCGTCGTACAGGCCGAGTGTCAGCGTCTTCTGCCGGCCGCCGATCGCGTAATTGTAGCGCCATGACTTCGCGCCCTTCAGACTGACATAGAGGTAGAGCCCGCAGCCGTCGCCCAGCTTGTAGGGCTTGGCCTTCGGCTTCGCGGCTCTGACAGCGAGGTCAGTCAGCATGGTATTTCCGGACGCGGGCCGGATCTGGCCGAAATACCACAGCGGATGCCATGCCGTGAGGGCGGCTTGAGGCGGATACGGGCGGACCGTGGCGCACCATTACGGACGCAGAGTGTAGCTTAGAATTAGCCGTCTGATGCTGGCTGGCGAACAAGGGCGGACGCTGGCGCACGGTGGCGAACATAGGGTCTGGCGTCCCCATCGGGATCGATCAACCGCGATCTTCTGGCGGCTTTTCGTCTGGTGGCGCGTCGATACCATGCCGGATGCCATGACCCGGCTGGCGCTTGGCTTGCCACCTGTCGATCGCTCGCTGGATCACGCGGTCGAGCGTGACGCGCGCGAGGCGCCGGAATCGCAGGATCTTCGCCGTCACGCCGGCGGCGCCCGATGCCGGCTGGCTTGCGCCATGCGGGCCACGATCGCGAGGTAGCAGCCCGCGCCGACGAGCGCGACTCCGTCCGTCGCCGTGCCGGCGCGCAGCACGCCGAACAGGACCGCCAATCCGCCGATGAGGACGAGCCAGGTGTGGGTCTTCATCACAGCTTCATCAGTCAGCGTTTCCGACGCCTCTGGTCATCGAGTGAGGTGACTTTAGCCCGCGCCTCCCCCCGATCGTCACGACCCTGTAACGACGCGCTGTCTGTCCTGTCCACCGAGTCATATCGGCTGCGTGCAGCCCGGTTCCTAGGGTCATGGAAGGGGAGCACGCCACGAGCCTCCGTCAAGTGCGACCGCGCTGGACGCGGCCGGGGCGTCGTCACCTGACGGATCGCCGTCCCGGTGACCCCCGGGTACTGAAGTAGGCGTCGAACTCAGTCTCGACGTCATGGAGTAAGTCCCGCCACGGGCAACCCAGCGCGGTCGCCAGCGCCTCCACGGTCTCCGGGCGAGGCGGGAAACGCCGCTGCTCCAGGCTCGAGACGGTGGACTGGCCTTTGTGGCCCAGCCGCTCGGCGAGCTGCTCCTGGGTGAGCTTCGCTTTCTTGCGGGCGGCGATGAGCGCGTCCCCGAAGGTCCGCATGAGCGCAGAGGCTAAGCCCACAAGCCCCTATCTGTCAAAGAGTTAGATAATGCAATTATTCGCTTGACAGGGATATCGGCGTTATAGGAATATCTGCACACGATGAAAGCGGTCTCGCGACGACTCAAGGTGCTCCGGGCTGACAAGGACATTACGCAGCGGGACGTGGCGCGCAAAGCCAACATGCCGCTCCTGCGGTACTGGGAAATCGAAAACGGCTATCGCGAGCCGGACGATTCAGAGAAGGCGCGGATCGCTGGCGTGCTCGGCGCGACGGCCGACGAGGTCTTCGGCGAAGCGGTGGCGTCATGACCAGGACAGCCACGCGGCGAGACCGATCAGGCAGAGCGATGCGAGCGCGATCAGACAGTCCGTCATCGGCCCGCCAGCGCGCGCTCAAGTTGGCGGCAGGCGTGACGCAGGCGCCGGCGCGCGGCAATGACCTTTCGCAGGGCCCGGGTCACAGCGACCGAATCGGGCACGGGCTCTGCGCGCTGGTGGGGGCGTTTCGTTGCGGTGTCGAGGGTGAGGCTCGGCATGGCTGAGAGTCTCAACCGCCGCGCCGCCGACCGCCACGTCATGCTTCGTGACGTCCGGCCGGAAATGGCGAAAGTGGGCCTGAGCGACGTCAATGCCGTTGACGTGCGGCGGCTGGTGGCCGCGGCGTTCAAGACCGCGATCCGCCTCTGCGATTGGGATATCGACAAGACGACCGCGGACAAGCTCGATATTCACGCCTCCGATCTGACGCGCTGGTGTTCAGGCGAAAGGCCGGTGCAGATCGACAAGGTCATGGCTGTGTCGCCACTCAACGGGCATTTCTCGCTGGCGCTGTTCAAGTTGTCGGGGGGCCGCGTCGAGATCGTCGCGCGCATGGAGCACACGGCATGAACGACGACGCCTTGCTCCCGGTGAAGGACGTCTGTAAGCGCGTCGGGCTTGGCCGGACGCGGATCTATGAACTCTGCCGCGCGAAGCGGTTCCCACAGCCGACGTTGATCGGATCGTCGGCCCGGTGGAGTGCAAACGAGATCAACGGGTGGATCGCGGATCGGTTGGCCGAGAGGGAAGCGAGGACCGCATGAGCCGAATGAACGTCACACACAACGGCATGACCTGGGCAGTGAGCGAGGCCGACTTGCTCGTGCTTCTGCGCTGGATGCGGCGGGCCGCGTGACGACGCTCCTGATGTGGACCGCGCTGGCCGTCGTGCTCGGCAGTCTGGCCGCGTTGATGCTGCTGCGCTGGCTGTTCGGAGGCGATCGCTCGCCGTTCGATTACTACCCGGATCTCCCCACAGAGGACCGGACGCCCTGGGAAGGCGAATCGCACTGAAACGGAAAGGCCCGGGTGCAACCGGGCCAGTCAGGAGAGATCAGGTGATGCGAAGCAGTCTAGCACGGCAGGCGTGGGAAGTCGCCGCCACGATGAACGAGGCGCAGCGCGGTGCGCTGGAGGAAATCATGCCAGCGCCCTTGCCGCCGAAAGCGCCGAACGTGATCGCCGAGGCGATGGTGGAGCGGGCCGTGAACAAGCTGGCCGACCACCTGAGCGCGCTCGACAACGCGCCATATGGCTTGGAGGGCGTGGCGCTGGAGACGATGCCCGAGGACTACCGGCTGAAGCTCGTCAACGACGCCACGGTGATCTACACGTCGCGCAATCCGCGGCTCCGGGCCAACGCTGAGTCCCGCGTCGTGCAGCGCATTCTCAACCGGGAGGAAGCGGCGCACGAAGAGCGCGGCGAGGACTTCACCGAGGCCGAACGCCAGCGCGTGGAACAGATCGCGTCTGAGGCCCTGCACTTGCTCACGCGGGAACTGTTGCGGGAGGCCGGCCGATGAGCCCTGTCACCCAACCGGAACTCTCGCCCGTGGTGGACTTGGAAGTCCGGCCGAAGGGCGAAGCCTTGCAGGCGACCGTGGAGAGCGGTCTGACGATCTTCGAGCGCATGGCCCGCGATCCCTCGGTGGACGTGGACAAGCTGGAACGCCTGATGCAGATGCACGAGCGGGCAACGGCGCGGTTCGCGGAGGAACAGTTCAACGGGGCGATGACGTCAGCGCAGACCGAGATGCGCCAGATCGCTACGGACGCCTACAACCCGCAGACGAAAAGCAAGTACGCCACCTACGCGAAGCTGGACTCGGCCCTTCGTCCGCTCTACACGCGCCACGGCTTCGGCCTGTCATTCGACACGGCGGAAAGCCCGCTCCCTCAGCATGTCCGCGTCCTCTGTTACGTGACCCATAACCAGGGCCACGCGCGGACCTACAAGGCGGACATTCCGGCGGACGGCAAGGGGGCCAAGGGCGGCGACGTGATGACGCTCACGCATGCCTTCGGGGCGGCGACGGCCTACGGGATGCGCTACCTGCTCAAGATGATTTTCAACGTCGCGATCGGGGAGGAAGACCGCGACGGCAACATGCCGAGAGAGACGGCGGACCCGCCGGCCGGATATGAGAAGTGGTTTACCGAGTTCAAGCTGACGGCGCCCAACGGGCTCGCGGCGTTGACGCTGTTCTTCCAGGGCGGGAAGCCGGAGTATCGCGACTTCCTGACGAAGCACGACGCGGCGCGCAAAGCCGAAATCCAGGCGGCTGCCCGAAAGGCTGGGCGCTGATGAGGATTCACGACGTCGCCCAGCGATCCGAGGAATGGCGGTTGCTTCGGTTGGGCCGGCTGACTGGATCGCGGGCGAAGGACGCGCTCGCCACCATCAAGTCGGGCGAGGCCGCCGCGCGCCGGGATCTGCGGATGCAGTTGTGCATCGAGCGGCTGACCGGCATTCCCACCGAGAACGGCTACGTCAACGCGGACATGCAGTGGGGCATTGACCACGAGGCCGAGGCCATCGCCGCCTACGAGGCGCTGTCCGGTGCCCTGGTGGAGCCGATCGGCTTCTGTGAACACGACGAGTGGATGGCCGGCACGTCGCCGGACGGCTTCGTGGGCGACGACGGGATCTTGTCCGTGAAGTGCCCACGTTCTGCGAATCACGCCGGCTATCTCCGCGGCGGCGTCGAACCGCGTGAGCACGCCGCGCAGAACACGCACGAGCTCTGGCTGACCGACCGGAAGTGGATCGATTTCGTCTCGTTCGACCCGAGGATGCCGGACGGCTTGCGGCTGTTCGTGGTGCGATGCACGAGGACGCGCGATCAGATCGGCGCCTACGAGGTGAACGTCCACAACTTCCTGGCCGAAGTAACCGTCGAGGAACAAGCCTTGCGGACGCTGGCGGGAATGCAGTGGCGAGCGGCGGCCGAGGCCACGGCATGAACTTCCTAGGGCTCGTCACCGAGGACGGCGCCAAGCTCGTCTTGGACAAGCCCGACGTCTACCGCGAGTACATCAAGAAGTTCGCGGCCGATGAAGTCGTGGTGTCCGTCAAGAGGAAGCCCCGCGGCCAAGGGACGCAGCAGCTTCGGTACTACCGCGGCGTCGTTGTGCCTGACATCGCGGAAGCCTGCGGCTACTCAGACCCAGACGATTACCAGTCCGTGCATGAGGCGATGGCCTGGAAGTTCCTGCGGTTGCCCGATGGGCCGTTTGGGGAGCCGCGGCGCCGCTCCACGTCCAAGTCGGATCTCACCCTGGACGAGATGACGCGCTTTCTCGATCAGGTGATCACGTTTGCCGAGACGACGATCCCCGGCTGCCGCGTGCGCCGGCCAGAGGAAGTCGAGATGGACAACACCGTCGATCAGGAGTGGATATGAAATGCGAAGCCTGCGGCCGCGTCCTCCAGCCCGGAGACGAGCGCGAACGCTACGAACGCGGCGACCGGGATCAGCCGTCCTACTCGGAGCCCTGTTGCCGGTTCTGCCATAGCTCCGAGGACGATCTCGATCGGCTGCGAGACGCGCGCTACGACGTCCTGATGAGCGAAGCGGCGGAACAGGGGTGGGCTCGCTGATGGCGACGACGGCCCGCATTCAACAGACGCGGCTGGACGCGAAGCGCGCGAAGGCCCGAGCGGAGGCCCGGACGTGGCTCGACGTCTGCCGCGCCGTGAACGTCCGCGATAACTACACCTGTCGCTCGTGCGGGCGGCGATGCGTCCAGACGTTGACCGTGCAGGATGACCGACTAGAGCACCACCACGTCATCCCGAAGTCGAAGGGCGGCCCGGACACGACGGCGAACGTCTGCATCCTGTGCCTCCAGTGCCACGACGAACGGCACGTCAAGCGGACGCTGCACATCAGCGGCGATGCCAACGGCGAATTGACGATTCAGCATAACGCGGTGCTCCGATGATCCGGGGCGTCAGCGTCAGGAGGGGACGGTAGCGCAATGGCAAAGCATACGCAGCGAATCCAGCCCGACGATCTCGTGTGGTTCGATTGGAATGGCTTCAGGTGCGTAAGCCCGGTTCTGGCCGTCAATCGCACGACCGTCCGCGTGGCGGTATCAGCGGGCGAGCGACTTCTAGACAAGGCCCGCATTCTTGAGCACGACCCTGCGCCCAAACGAGGCCGCCCGTGATCCGCCGTCTCCTGCGCGCCCTGTTCGGCTGCCGCCACGACTACACCTACTCGGAGCGTCGGGATCTGCATGGCGTGCCCGTCATGCACCGGGTTTGCTGGAGTTGCGGCCATGCAAGCCCCACCCTGCGCCGCGTGCCCTCGGAGCATCGACGGGCGTATGACGTCGGCGCCGTGAAGCCGTTGAGGATCATCAAGTGAACCTGTTCGACCTGGCCGAGCGGCAGATCGCGGACACGTCCTTGGAGGCGTATCGGAAGATCCTGCCGACGCTCACGCGCAGCGAGATCGCCGTCTTCCTCGCGCTCTGCGATCTCTGCGAACGGTACGAGAACGCCACAGGCGGGGAACTCGCGATCGTCATGGGCACGCGGGAAACGTCCACGCGCCCACGACTGAACGGCCTGGAGAAAAAGGGTTGGATCGAGAAGACGGCGGCGCGGCCGAGTCGCGCGAAGTTTGAAGGCACGGCGCACGGATACCGGCCAGTCGTGCCACGCGCCGCAGTGGAGCGAATGCAGACAGCGTAATCACAGCACGATCCGAGGGCGCGGCACGCGAACAGACTCCCCACGAGCCGCGCAATGGGAGCCTCGGTAGCACGACGGAGTTAGTTAGGCGGCGGTCGGTTGTTAGACGTTGATATTGTCAAGGCGGCAATAAAAGAGGCCCATGAATACGTCGCTGTGAACATCACGAGGTTGATGTTTTGGACGTTCAACTTTGAGCTCGCCCCGCATTCTCCGCTCGAGACAAAAGTAGAGAGCCCCGCCGAGGCAGTCTTCCTAATCTGGTGGCTTGCTCACCAGTACAGCGAACCCTCAGACCCGTATCGGCTCAAGAAGCAAGTCGAGGTCAAGGCCGGCGAGAAAAGCTATCGCTTCGACTTTGTTGTCACCGTCGAAGAGGTATTCGGCGTGGAGGGCGAACAACTTCCGGTGGCTGTTGAAATCGACGGACATGCCTTCCATGAGAAGACGCGCGATCAGGTGTCTTACCGGAATAAGCGCGACCGTGACCTGCAAGTCGCAGGCTATCAAGTTCTCCACTTCTCCTACAGCGAGCTCGTCAAAAACCCGATCGCCTGCGTCGAGGAAGTTCACGCCGCTGCGAGCTCAGCCCATGAGCGCATCTCATACGACAGATGGCAGAAGTCGAAGTCTGAGGGCAAGAACTGATGGGCACCGCGCGCTTCGACGACGGCACGATCGATTGCCCGAAGTTCGACGTCGCCGGCCCTGTGGCCTCGTGGATGTGGTTCTGTGGCGTCCTCTACTGTCGGCGGGCTCTGACGGACGGCTTCGTCCCGAAGTCCAAGGTGCCGACGCTCGTGCCGGCCATCTCTACCAATGCCGCCTTCAGGAGCGCCGCGAAGTTGGTAGAGGCTCGGCTGTGGCACGACGCCGTGGGCGGCTATCAGATTCACGACTACTTGGACTGGAATCCTAGCAAGGCCGCGATGACGGAATACCGGCGCCGTGACCGTGAGCGCAAGCATGGCAAGCACGGAATCCACGAGCCGGAGTCGAATGGATTCCATGCGGAATCCGAACGGATTCCAAGTGACTCGGCTAACGCACGCGCGGAGCGCGGGGGCGCGAAGTCAGAGTCAGAGTCAAAGCCAGAGTCAAAGGCAAAGTCAGAGACAGAGCCCACCGGGTTCGACGGATTCTGGAAACGGTATCCCAACCGCAAGGCCAAGGCCGGCGCGTTGAAGGCATGGAACCGGATCAAGCCTAGCCCGGCGACGATTGTGGCGATTCACGAGGCCCTGGACTGGCAGGTCCGCAGTCAGTCGTGGACGAAGGATCTCGGTCAGTTTGTGCCGTTGGGTCAAACCTACCTGAACGGGCGCCGCTGGGAAGACGAGGCGCAACATGCGCCAGAACCGCCTAATCGCGGCGAACGCTGGTATGAGCAGTGCGAGCGGCTGGGCCACGAGCCGCGCTGTCCAGGGCATCTCGAGCACGGCATCAGGGTCGCCAAGGACGCGCAGGCGGTCACGGCATGACGCGGCTGGCTGGTCCGGTCATCGTGGCGGTCATGTCTGAGGCGCTGAAGCACTTCGGGAGGATCACGCCGGAGAACAAGGCCGAGGTCTTGGCGTGGGTGCGGAAGCGAGCGCGAGACGTGGTGGGCGGGGCCGAGGTGCGGGAGTTTCGGCCGCGGGACTTCGACGCCAAGGCCAGGGCGGCGGGGGAATGAGCGGCCGGAAGATGTGTCCTTCGTGCGAGATCCGCTGGCCTTGGTGAGCGCATCACTGTCCGCAAGGGCGGCTACTACCGCTGCAACCAGTGCCAGGAGGATTTCACGGTCCGCACTGGCACGATCTTCGAGCGGTCGCACATCCCGCTCCACAAGTGGGTCTACGCCATGTATCTGGTCGTGACGGCCCGCAAGGGCATCTCCTCGATGCAACTGTCGAAGGAAATCAGCGTCACCCAGAAATCGGCGTGGTTCATGCTCCACAGGCTCCGTGAGGCGTGTGGCGGGAACTTCAAGAAGTTGAAGGGCATCATCGAGATCGATGAGACCTACGTCGGCGGGAAGGAACGGAACAAGCACGAACGAGACAAGCTCAAAGCCGGTCGTGGGCCGGTTGGCAAGACGCCAGTCGTCGGCATGCGCGAGCGGGGCAAGGGTGGAAGGACGCTCGCGTTCGTCGCGGCGGATGTGGACCTGCCCACAGTCCACACCGCCATCTACCAGCACGTCGAACAGGGCTCGACGCTGCACACCGACGACGCGCCGGTCTACGACGGCATCGGTGGCCTGTTCTTCAACCACGCGACGGTCAACCACACGGCGAAGGAATACTCGCGCGATGGCGTGACCACGAACAGCATCGAGAGCGTGTTCGCGGTTCTGAAGCGCGGCATCCTCGGCACGTTCCACCACATCAGCCGGAAGCACACCGGCCGCTACGTTGACGAGTTCGCGTTCCGGCTGAACGAAGGCAACTGCGCCGTTCACACGCTCGACAGGCTCGACAGTTTCATCCGTGGCTCGGCCCGGAAACGCCTGACCTACGCGAGACTGATCGCCTAGAGGAGTTACAGATGCCGACTGACCCGCAATGCACCGGACCATTTTCAGATGCCTTCGAGTGCCCGGTTCACGATCCGCGCAAACGGGTGTCCGCGCCCAAATCGGACAGAGCAGAAGTATCTGAACAGAAGAAAGAACTCCAGCGATTGCGCGCGAAGGTCGCGATTCTGACGCGCGCCCGCGATCACTGGAAGCGCCTGGCAGATCGGTATTTCAAGGAGAAATAATGAATCCCCTTTGGCAGCGACTGCATCTTCCGCCGCAAGTACGCGAGCACACCTGTAACTACCCGCTCGAATCCTGCTGGCGCTGTTCCCACGACGAAGCACTAGCGACACTCCAAGCTGGGCTGTCCCACGACGACCAACCGAGCGAACAAGGCTACACGCTCTTGCTCTGGCAATGCCCGAGCTGTGATCAGTTTTACCCCCATCCGCACGCGCCGGATTGTCAGCGTCGGGATGGTGTCAAGCGCGGTATCAACGCCGATATGCACCCTTGCTACTGTCCATGCGGCTGTGACGATGGGCGGATAGGGCCTAAGTCGGTCTGCATGCTCTGCGAAGTTCGGGAGTCCTGCCGTGAACTGCGCGCTGCGCGAGAAGCGACGGTTGCTGAAGCGATTAAGTGGTTGCAGCGAATTGAGACGAAGCACGGCGAGGACGTGCTGATCTATTTCGACTGTCCGAAATGTGCAGCAGCCTTCACGCCAACGACGTTGGCGACCGCAGCGGTCCACGTCGGCACGAAGGACAAGGAGCGGCCATGAACTGTCCCATGTGCGGAGAACTGTGGGACCGGCAGAAGTGCCAGTCGTGCGGTTGGAAAGAGCCTCCACGGGCGTTGCAAGCCTTCGCTGATGTGGTGCTGGCCTACAAGCCGAAGGCCCGTAGTAAGCCAGCCGTCCAGCGGAAACGACGCCGGACCATCCTGCAAAAACAGAGGAAACCGAAGGCGTAACGTGCTTACAGAACTGCACGGGAGTCATGTATATAGTTCCCCTATGTTCGGCAATACGTGGACGGGCACAGGCAAGGGCAACTTGTTCATCGTTTGGTCATGCAGAAGCTGTTGGGGCGAGCGCTATTGCCAGGCGAGAGCGTTCACCACATCAACGGAATCAAGGATGACAACAGGCCGGAGAACTTGGAACTTTGGGTCAGGTCGCACCCCAGTGGGTGCCGTGTTCACGATTTGGTCGCGTTTGCAAGATCGATTCTCGCGCGCTACGGCTAGCTTCATCGGCGCGCAGTTGATCGCGGCACTGCGTCAGGAGCGTGTGGCATGAGGCTGACCTGTGCGAACGGCTCCCGGTGGACGGCTCGAGGCTGCGGGCCATGTCGTGGGTGTGTCAAAGAAGCCGCGGAACTCGCGCGTCAGTTCGCGGTGGATCGGCTGCTCGGCCTCTACGACGACGACGGTTATTCACCCGAGGATCGACGCGCGCAGCAGCGACGGAGCGAGGCGGCATGAGGCACCCCGACGACGTGGTGTACAGCGTCACGCTGACGCCTGACGAGCAGGACTTCGCGGAGCACATGATGCAGCTCACGGGGATCGCGGCGCCGTCCGACTTTCTGCGGCTGGGCTTGTTCCATTTGGCGAAGCACCTGGACGTCCCGATCGGGAACGCGATCTTTGCGCTGACGGGCGCACGGCCGATCAGGCTGACGCGCGAGGAACGCTCCGCGATCATGAAGGCGCGGCGCGCGCAGGCAGAACAGGCGCGTACGGCATGACGTGGCGTCTCTCCCGCGCCTCCGCGAGCCAGTGGGCATGAAGGCCACAAGCGGGATCGACTTCGCGTTGCAGTGCAAAGCGGCAGGCCTTCCGTTGCCCGTGCTGGAGCTTCGCTTTCACCCGTTGCGGCGCTGGCGGTTTGACTTCGCGTGGATCGATCAGGGGCCGCGGAACCGCGTGGCGTTGGAAGTGGAAGGCATCGTGTATCCGAAGCAAGGCGAGCGCGAGTATCGGGCGGGCGGACGACACGCCAGTATTCGCGGACTTCGCGAGGACATCGAGAAGTATCTGGCCGCGGCGGAATTAGGCTGGACGGTCATTCGCTGTTTGCCTGAGCACATCGACAACGGGCGGGCGCTCAGTGTCATGGAAGCGTGGTTTCAGCGATGAAAACAGCAGCGGACGCCCGGTGGACGGCGCTCAGACGGTGGCTGCGGAAAGAAGCGGCGTCGTATGTGGCGGTGGCGAACAGTCACAAGCCAGACAGCTATGCTCGCGCGGCGTGCGTGCAGGCGACATACGCGCTTGATCATGCGCTTGACGAAATGACTCGGCTCTCCCGTGCGAGCGGGCCGCGATCGAGGACAGGAGCGAAGAAGCATGGCTGATATGACGCTGGAGTTCAGACGCAAAGCACCACCACGAAGCGGAGGAGTGATGACACTGTCAGACGCCAAGGCGATCGTCCGAAACGGAGGCGCGGCGGCTGACTTTGCCGAAGCTGCCCGCCTCGTGCTGGCGGCGCTGGAGCAGGCCGATCTCGGCAAGCTCAACACAACGCGACTCAGCCGGGTAACGCTCGTGGACGATGATCGCGGCGGGCGAGTCTATGAACGGCGCGACATTGCCGTGATCGCGATGGTTCAGGACGACGGACGCACGTTGAAAGTGTTCGTGGGAGGCAAACGTGGCTGACGATTTCGAGGCCCGCGCCCGACAGGTGATCGAGGGGCGGCTGACGGATGTGCTGTCCGATCGCTCGCTGGCGCTGATGTTTGAGGACGCGGGCATGCGGCTCAGGCCGTGCGACGGCCAGGACTTGCGCGATGAACTCGTGCCGGCGCTCGTCAACGTCCTCGCCCCCGACTATGCGGCGCTGCAACAGGAACTCGCACGAGAGCAGCGCGCGAAGGTGCATGCGTTCGCGGAATTGGAGGCGATTCGAGCCGCGCTTGACGGCCAGCCAGTGTCGGACTTCATGGAGAACTTCGAGGTCGTGCGCGCAGCCGTTGACGCGCGATATCTCAGGGAGCAGGCCGAGGCCCGAGCCGCCCAGGCGGAGCAGGAACGGGACGACTACCGAGAAGCCTTCGAGGAATGGCAGGCACGCGCGGAAGCCGCCGAGCGTCTCGTCGCGGAGCCGCGGGAGCCGGGGAGGTGGCCGCCGATCAGTTTGGCCTTGGACGCCAGCGAGGAGATGCTGCTCGGCTTCGTGACGTTGCACCCGGAGGCGATTGAGGACGGTATCCGCGCGGCCTTCGCAGCGTTGCGCCGTGATTTGTTGCCGCCGGTGCCCTCCCCGGCGAGCGAGGCCCCATGACGCTGGAAAAGGCGCGCGAAGTCTTGGCGAAGTTGGCGCGGCGCGATGATCGCGATCCTGACGATCAGGCCGAAGCCGCCCGCGTGGTGCTGGCGGCGCTGGAGCAGGCCGAACGGGAGTTAGATCAGGCGCGCGGGCATGTGCTGCACC